TCGCCTGGTTCAAGACGCCTCTGGCGTTGAGAAAGTGGTATGCGATGCACAACCTGAACTGGTTACGCAGAACAATGCTGGTGTCCCAGCATGGATGACCAATTACATGGACCCAGCCTCGTATGAGATCCTGTTGTCCCCACTGGAAGCTACCGAGATCGTCGGTGCCGAAACCCAGAAGGGTGATTGGACCACTACGATGGCAACGTTCAAAACCGTGGAATCCGTTGGTGAAGTTTCCAGTTATGGTGACTTCAACAACAACGGCATGACCAAGGTCAACGTGAATTTCCCTCATCGTCAGCCTTACATGTACCAGACTTTCACTCAGTGGGGTGAACGTGAAGCAGCTACTTATGGCCAAGCTCAGGTCGCATGGGCAGCTGAAAACAACATGTCAAGCATCAAGGTGATCAACCGTTATCAGAACGATACGTACTTCTACGGTGTCTCTGGCCTGTTGAACTTCGGTCTGTTGAACGATCCTTCACTGTATGCGCCAATCGCTGCTACAGCTGCTTGGAACGCTCCCAGCACGACCCCTGAACAGATTTATGAAGACATCCGTCGTTTGTTCGCCAAACTGCAGCGTCAAAGCAATGGCGTGATCAATGCGAAGTCACCAATGACTTTGGCCTTGTCACCTTATGCCGATTCTGCTTTGGATAAGACCAATCAGTTCGGTTTGTCTGCCCGTAATCAGTTGTCGAAACATTTCCCCAACTTGACCATCAAAACCGCTGTGCAATATACAACTTCTGCCGGTGAGTTGGTTCAGTTGATCACCAACCAAGTGGATGGTAAGAAGGTTGCCGAAACTGCTTTCAACTCCAAGCTGCGCTCACATGCTTTGATCACTGGTCATAGCTCATGGAGCCAGAAGAAGTCTGCAGGTTCGTACGGCACCATTATCTATTATTCATTCGGTATTTCTCAGCTGATCGGTGCGTAACCATCGGTCAGGTGGCTTTGCTTCCAGCAACCCGCGAGTCATCATGCTCGCGGGTGCAGCCGCTCTCCGATCGAACGATTCAGATGGTTTAGAAGTAGGTGTTTTCGGTTGGGCCGATGCCAGCGGCCTGGTAAGTAATACCAAACTATCTGGTGTTCAGCGTCTTGGTTTAATCCTTCCCTTAATGAGTTTCCGGCCAGTCCCACCAATGTGGGGTGTGGTTCCACCTGGTTATCAGGTAACACTCGCCACCGCCGGTGATTTCTACGTACGTTTTCCGAATGGTGCAGAGCAGGGGCAACCTGTTTATGCATCTTTATTTGACGGCACGCCAATTTCAGGCGAAACTCCAGACGCCGATCTTACCCCTTGGACAGTCATCGCGAGATGCGCACCAGGTGGGTTAGCTATCATTTCAACCTGGAGTAACTAATCAATGTCAAAGCTCGTAGTTGTCGCATGCCGACTCCCACACGGCATTCTTGCTGAAGTGGGTCAATTTGGTGATCCTTCGTATAAAGCGATCAAGATCAATGGTATTCATTCCGTGGATGCCAGTGGTAAACCTTCGTCGATCGTTCATAACGGTCATGCATTCACGCAGGTGCCAGAAGATCATTGGAAAGCATTCTGTGATGCGCACAAGGGTGCTCCTTACCTGGTAAATCGTTTGGTGTATGCTGAAGACTCGCTGGCCTCAGCGCAAACAGCAACCGAACTTGAAGAAGCCAAAGGTAAGAGTGGTTTCGAACCTCTTGATCCAGATCAAGCCCCACAAGGTATTGAAGTGGATCAGAAGTCTCTCGACATCTTGCGTGCGCAAGCCGCTGGAATGCGCTAATGAGTATCGCCCCATGCCCACCGGCCAGTCCCGTTGTGCATGGGGTGGTCGTGTTCAGTCCAACCGCATTTAAAGCGGCATACACCGTATTTGCCGCGGTATCCGATGCTGATCTGAATCTTAATTTCTCACTGGCTGAGCTTCAGTTGAGCAACACGTGCCGGTCGGTAATCTGTGATGCGTCGAAGCGTGAAACGTTGCTTAATTTGATTGTTGCGCACATCACGCAGTTGCGCAATGGAAGCACTCTTGGTCCTGCTACAGGCGCCGTGGGTCGCTTAAGTTATGCGATGGAAGGTTCAGTTGTGGCTTCCCTTGATATGGGTCCAGTCGTGCTTGGGCAAGGATACTGGAACCAAACACAATGGGGCGCGATGTTCTGGGCGGCTACGGCCATCTATCGAACATTCCGATATGTACCGGCTCCACCAGTTTGCGCAGACTTCGGTCCAGGTCTTAACGGCGGCTGGTAATCATGTCCAACGGTTTTGAAATATCCGGTGGACAAAAGGCTGCAGTGTTTCTCAAAGAGCTGCGTTTGAGCTTGAAAGAAGCAAGCTCTGTTGAGGTTGGTTTCTTTCCCGAAGACATTCATCCGAAAAACAACGTTCCCGTAGCGAGCGTTGCTTTTACGAATGAAGTTGGTGATCCACTCAATACGTTTGAGGGTCATCCGGCTCCAATTCCACCACGACCATTTATGCGGCAGACCGAAGCTGAAAGTTCACCGGAATGGGGTAAGGCTTTTTTTTCTGGTTTAAAAGCTGTGCAATATCACTCAGCACCAGCAATGAAGGGTTTGGGTAATCTGATTCAAATGCAAATTCGTAATTCTATCTTCAACTGGGCATCACCAATGAACAGTCCTGTTACAATTCGATTGAAGGGTTTAGATGATCCTTTAGTTGAAACTGGTTTCATGGCTGACCATGTGAAAGTGAAGGTGAAAGAATGAATATGCACGGTCTGGTTCGACCAGTGGTTACAACGGTCAATCCTGATATTCTCATTACCTGGCGTCAGTCGACTGGTTTCACTTTAGATGTTGCAACTGGTAATCGTCCTGTGCCCACCTATACCGATGTGACTAATGTGCGCGCGCAGGTGCAGGCGCAGTCCAGCCAGCAGTTGAAGCATCCTGACTACATATCTCAGCAGGGTGTTCGTCGTGATGTCTACATGTACGGTGACGTGGAAGCTATCAATCGTCCCAATACGATCGGTGGTGACTTGCTGATATTCCCCGAAGTGCCCGGTGGTCCGAATATGACCTGGCTCGTGGTAGAGGTGTTCGAAACATGGCCTGACTGGTGTAAGGTCAGTGTCGCATTACAAACGGATGTAACGACATGAGCCAAGATGTAACCCCTACTATCAACAACTGGACTGTTAAGGTAGCAGCCTTCCTACAGTCGATCGTACCTGTTGGTACCCAGGTGATCCGTGCCCCGGTGAATCGCGCAGCTGTGCCGAAAGCACCCTGCGTGATCTATACCGTGTTGTTTCAAAAGAGATTACGCACGAATCTACACACAGATGTCGATACCTTCCCGACCCCAGGTGGCGCCGTGGAAATCGAGATGGGAACCGAAGAACATCTGCAAATCGACTTCTATGGACCGAACGCCGGGGACTGGTGCGCGGCCACTGCAATGCTCTGGCGTGACGAATATGGATGTAATATGTTGAATCCAGAGGCCAGTCCGCTATATACTGACGATGCGCGCATGGTCCCCTTGGTGACCGGCGAGGAGCAGTATTTGGAACGATATGTTTTAACTGCGGTTTTACAGACAAACCCAGTGACAACTGTATCGCAACAATTTGCTGATACCGCGAATGTAGGTTTGATCAATGTGGATTCAACGTATCCACCGTGACATAAGGTGCAATTAGTATGACGAATTCCATTCCAGCCAGTCAGCTCGTTCGCGTTACACCGAGCGTATTAAGCGCCGGTGGCGAAGCGCTCGATCTGAATTCTGTGTTCTTGTCGAAAGACGCAGCCATTCCTGTTGGTCAGGTAATCTCTTTTCCGACTGCGCAAGCAGTATCAAGTTTCTTCGGCTCCAGCTCAACTGAAGCTGGACTGGCTGCGATATACTTCGCTGGTTTTGATGGTGCAACCATCCTTCCTAGTAATCTGTATTTCGCTCGCTGGAATGATGCTGATGTAGCGGCATATCTTCGCAGCGGTTCATTGGCTGCTTTGACATTGTCACAACTGCAGGCTTTCTCTGGTACGTTGATTATTGATATCAATGGTGAGACTGTAACGTCTCCCAGCATTAACTTATCGAGTGCCACCAGCTTTACCAACGCCGCAGCATTGATTACAGCCGGTCTACAGACGGTTGGTAGCATCTTCGCTGGTGTTGCTTCACAGGCTTCCACGAACTTGACAATCGAGTCTGTATCGTCCGGTAAGCTGCATGTTGGTGATGCTGTGCTTCTGGCCGGTACCACTACTGTAACAGTTATCTCACAGACCTCCGGTACTCCCGGTGGTATTGGTGTGTATGTGGTGAGTGCTTCCGGTACTCATTCAAGTGTCTCAGCCACTGTCACAAGCTCTGCTGCTGCGACGTTCGATTCACAGCGTCACGCTTTTGTAATCACTTCACCAACCACTGGTGTCAATAGTTCAATTGGTTTTGCGACCGGCACTTTGTCTACTGACATTAAGCTGACTGATGCAACCGGTGCTGTAATTTCCAACGGTGCTGCTGCTGCAACTGCTAGTGCGGTGATGGATAGTGTCACGCAGATCACACAGAACTGGGCACTGTTCATGACCATGTGGGAACCCGACCTCGCTGGTAAAGAAGCCTTCGCTGCATGGGTTGCAACGACTACCAGTCGTTATGGCTATGTTGCGTGGGATACCGATGTGGGTCCGACTGCTACTGAAAATGATTCTGGTTGTTTTGCGCAACTCACCATCAATGATAACGGTGTGATTCCTGTATGGGGTCCGGCTGATAAAGCCGCGTTCATTTGTGCTGCTACTGCTGCAATCAACTTTAATGAAACACAAGGTAAAATCAACTACGCTTACAAAGCGCAGAGTGGTTTAGTTGCGGATGTTACCGATGCCACTGTGGCTGCTAATCTTCTGTCCAATGGTTACAACTTCTACGGTAACTATTCGACTGCCAATCAGCAGTTCACTTTCCTGCAAAATGGTCAGTGCTCCGGTGACTGGAACTGGATTGATGCATTTGTAAATCAAATCAAGTTGAATAGCGATCTACAACTCGCATTCATGGATCTGTTCGCTTCAGTCAAGAGCGTTCCATATAACACACGTGGTTATAACCTGTTGCGCGCTGCCGCATCTGATCCAATCAATGCAGCATTGAACTTTGGTTCGATTCAGCCTGGTGTTGAATTGTCAGCGCGTCAAATTGCAGAGATTGACACTGCTGCCGGTCAGACCGGTGTTGGTCGCGCTGTGATCACAACTGGTTACTATTTGCAAATCAAACCGGCTGTTGCCAGCATTCGTGTCGATCGCGGTTCACCCCCGATGACATTGTGGTATGCAGATGGTGGATCAATCCAAAAAGTTGATCTTGCTTCAATCGACGTACAGTAATAGGTGTAACAGTGGATATTACCTCGGCCAATGCGGTCCTTACAATTTCTCCTCGCGCAGCGGGCGTCATCGGCATCGGTGCGTTCACTGTTGAAGGTTTCGCGTCTGACGACGCATTCATGTCTGAGTCGGTTGATTCAGCCGAAGCAATCATGGGTGTAGACGGCAAGATGAGTGTGGGCTACACACCATACATTGTTAAACAAACGATCACCCTGCAAGCTGATAGCCCGTCTGCTACGCTGTTTGAGACGATCTTGGGTGCACAGAACACTCTGCGCCAGCCTATGTTCGTTGACGCCGTACTGGCGCTCCCAGCGCTTCAGAAGTCCTATATCTTTACCAAAGGCGCTCTGACTCGCGTAACTCCATTCTCTGCCGGTAAGAAAGTGATGCAGCCGCAACAGTTCGAACTCAGTTGGGAAGTAGTTGCCTCAGTGCCCCTTGCTGCATAACGATTGATCAGGTAAGGTGCGGCTACCACTATTGGAGGTAACATGCCGCGCCAAACTAAAATCTT